TTTCAAAAAAACACCTCATCGGGGTTGAGATTTTTTACAAATTTCACAGGATCCTTTTCGGACTTGTGAACCCAATGATAGCGCACACATTCAAACATGGGATTCCATGTCGTGACACACACATAATCCGGTTTTTTATTTTTCATAATTTTTGATTAATCGTTCAACTTGTTTCTTATCTGATCCACAAGGAGCATTTTTTAAACATATAATAATCAATTCATTATCACTGATAGTAGGTTTGATTGTAAACCCCCATTTGTCAACTTCACCCTCTGTAGGTGCTTCGACGTAATCAAATTCACTTGGCATTAGTCTCTTTGTCTCCAATCATCAGGTTTGTCTTGCTGAAACCAATTCTTAATATCGTCAGCATCAGTAAATCCCTTCTTATGGTTGGATGGATCGGGATCACCTAAACCCATCCTATTCAGAAAATCGTCTGTGCTACCCTCTTCAATGTTTTGTGATGCTTGGCGTCTTGCCATCTTTAACATCTCATTAGCAGATGTATTTGCCTTGGCAAGTTTCTGTGCCCAGATCATATCATCTAGTTTTACATCATCATTATTTGCGATACGTTTACAAATAAATTCTAGTCGTAGTCTATATTGTGTAGATAACATACGGCACTCATTTCCACGTAATTATTTAGAACCATGAAAAAAGGGACCCGAAGGTCCCCTTGGGTGTTCCGACTTTTGTAGAGACCGCACGAAAGGAGTCTCAACGTTATTTATCAGAAGCTGTACTTCAAACCGAGTTTGGTTCCATAACCACGGTCGATGTCGCTGTCGCCACTACCAACGAACGAGACTTCGCCGTATGCACCAAGAGCATCGGTCAAACCGATACCAACTCCTGCCTTACCAGAAGGAACGGTGTCGCTCTCAGCACCATCAGGAGAGACTACAGTAGCGCCGCCTTGGACGTAGTATGAAGCGTTCTCGCCAAGAGCGCCTTCATAACCTACGTGAAGGTCAGTCGCGGTTCCGTTGTAGCTGGATCCCGTGAAACCGGAGTTGGCTTCTACGTTAACGTAGGGTCCTGCGAAAGCAGCACCAGCAGAGACGGACAGGGCAGCGGTTGCTGCGAATACAGATTTGATCATTGTTGTTTAATTACCTTTGTTTACTTGCGGAATTTATACCCGCAGATGATGGATCGGTTCGACTCCCGATCGCATGAATATATTATAGCAGAAGACGCTCGATGCGTCAACCAGGTTATGCAAGTAATTGCGGCACTCGCCTGATTTGCTACAAGAGTAATTTATCAGAGTTGATCTCAGAAATCAACCCCCCTTGTGCCAGTTTACGATCAGTATACGTGATTGCTTAGTTAAGTAAAATTAATGCGCCTTTGATATTCATTGCTCCTACAGCAGTCAAGTTAGCAATACCACCAGCGGTCATGCTGTAATTTAGACCTGCCTTAACACTGATAAAGTCTGTAGAATCATAAGTCTGACCACCAATAACACTTTTAACTGAATATGTTGAATCCCTCGCTTTGATAAGAGGAATGTTTATCGCAGAACCAGCGACAATATGCTGCTCAACACCACCAATCCACTGTTTATAATCTCCTAGAATACTCCAGTTGATATGTCCAGGAGAAACAATATTCTGTGATGCTCTTGGATCAAACTGAACTTTTGTTTCTTCACTGACACCAAATGTCATTTTCTGCCCAAAAATAATTTCCTTATCCTGACTTGATGTTCTTTCAATACTACCAGCATTCATGACGATCTTACCACCACCAGCAGTTCCTGCTTGAATGTTTACCTGTGTCTTACCAATCAATAGTAATTCTTCAGATGCTTCAATAACAATCTTCTGTGCTCGGATATATCTGGTGCCACCAGTTGTTTTTTCTACATAATCTCCATAGCATTGCACATTTAATGCTTGTTTTTCTTCATTGTCCTCACCAGCATTAAATTGTAAGTTTGATCTCTGTTCATGCTTTGCAATATATCCCCATGAGTGAATCTGTAGTTGACCACTACCAGCACCCCTTTCTGTATTTCCTTCGCCAGTAATTATTTTAATTTGTCCAAGATTATTTTGCACAATTGTGCTATCTTCTGGACCATCAATACGAAGTGCCCTAGTTATTTTATCTGGCAACATTCGCTCATATATTTCCGATCCTGTTAATGTGCCTTTATACCAAGTTCTAAACCTAGGTTGATCTGACAACTCTTGACTTTCATCGGGAGTTGTGGACTTAGCAAGAGTTGTTGGATATATGGAAGCAGCTTGTGTGTTCATTATGGGCAATCAACGTAACGACCAGTTCCAATCTTAGTAGAACCGATTTTAGATAGTGCATCTGTATCTAGACATGCTAGAGACGGTAGTAGTTTAGCACCATAACCACCACCACCAACTACAATAATTTCAGGATACTGCTTATATGTGGTTATTCTATCAGTAATTCTAGCACCAATTACAAATCCATCTTCATTAATAATTGCTTCTGCTACATCATCTCTACCATTAATGTAGATGGTGGGAGGTTCTTTATAATCAATTCCAGGTCTAATAAGAGTAAGGGCATCGATAATACATCTCTTACCATTATCATCAGCAAGATTTTTCTTATAACCAAATCCATTAGATTTGACACGAATCTCTGTCAAGAAACCATCTCTATCCAATAAAGCAGTTGCAGTAGCACCAATTCCTTCACCTGTAATGAATACGTATGGTGGTTCTGCCCACGGCGAACCAGGATTACTCACAGGAATATCAATAATTCCACCAGTCTCGTCAGTGATAACCTCTTCAACTACAACAGTTGGTGGAACAAATGTTCCCGTATCAGTTCCCGGTCCATCACCATCACCATCATCGATTATATCATCTGCAGTAATAATTACAACGTCGTCAAATGCACCAGTTCCATTAATCGTTAATCTAAGAACTTCTGCATCTTCTACAACACCATCATCTTCAATACCTACCGTAATTTTACTTTTGTTATCGTTAACAACAACATTTCCAACTAAATTTCCACCAATGATATCATCAGAAGTTATACCATTACCAGAAAGAGTATAATATAAGATTTCTCCGTTCACATAATTTGTTGTTGTTATTGTATAAACAATAAATTCTCCTTCTGGACACGTCTCTCTGTCTGCTACAACACTAACAGTTTTAAAGATACCACCTCCATCATCATCCAGTGAAGTATCTGGATCATATATGTCTGGTCCAGTTGTATCTCCATCACCATCATCATCAGTGGGATCAGTCACTGAAGGAGGAAAGACATCAGGAATATCATATGTTGGATCTGTAGGAGATCCTATGTACGGATCAGATGGTTCTACTACATTCCTTTCTGTAATTGTTCCTACAGCAAGACTTTTTATAAATCTTGTCTGTACTGGACTTCCTTTTGCTGGTGTATTCTTTCGTATAATAATTTTAAAGTCTTCGTCCTGTTCTCTTTCAGCATCAACCAAAGTTTGAACTTCTATTGTTTTTTCAGTTTCTCCTGGAGCAAATCCCAAGATGCCATTTACTGGAAGATAATCTTGTCCTTCTGTAGCTTTACCACTATACTTTAATGTTTTATATTTTACAGAAGAGGACACTGAAAGAAATCCTTTTCTGGTAATTGTAAATTTAGCAATATTTCCTTCAGTTACACGTATATCTTTAGTATTGTATGTAATTCTTTCTGTTTGTTTTACGCCATCATTACCAGGATCTTGATCTTCTAGTTCTTTATCAGGACCACCGCCACCACCACCGCCGCCGTTGCCGCCACCAGTGCTGTCATTACCACTAGTGCCACCCTTAGGAACACCACCAGTAAATCCAACAGTAGTAAACTTTAAACTATTTCCTTTGTATGCATCACCACAAACATACTGAGTATAATCAGCACCTGTTGCTGGGAATAGATTATCAATATCTGATAGCAACCGATCTAGGAAATCTCCCTCTTCTTCTAGTTCTTGACCACCATTTGTGCATACTTGTTTATACTTGCTACAAGTTCTGTCTGGACCAGAGCATGAAATTCCAAGTAGATTTAATACAAAATTAATTGCACCACCAAGAATGTTTAGTGGTCCTGCAATTGCTCCTAAGATATCACTAAGTGGTCCAAGAATTTGACCAAGAAGATCATTCATCAACGAATTAATCTTCGACATGATGCCATTAACAAGGGAATCAACTTGACAAGCTACAGACTTATAAATTTGTTGAACATAACTCATTAAAATGTCTGTTAGGAACTTAGCAAGGCGATCTCCAAGATCTGCCATTGAGCATCCTAAGTTTGCTAATATGTTATTGAAAAATTCTGTAACTGGTGTCAATGAGTTGCCATCTTCAGATGGTCTTAGTAATGCTTTAATTAGATCATTTACCGCTGCTTTGAGTTTTTCAATGATAAACCCCTTTACTCTAGCAACAAATTCACTAACAACCATCATTGCTTTATTGACATAACTTCTTGCTATGCCAATACCATTTTGCAATTGTCCTGTCGCTTCGTTGACAACATATGTGCCAATATTTCCACCATTGTTTTGAACTGCAGCAAGGAATTCTCCCATGATACCAGTCAATTGTGATGACATATCTTCTTCATCACATTTTTCTGCTTTAGACTGACACCAATCTTCTGCCTGCGCTGTTTTATTTTTTAGTGGTGCTGCCTTCTTAGGAGGAACATTAACTCTAGAATTGCCATCCCCATCAACACTACCATCTGGTAATCCACCTGTCGCTGTGTTTTTTCCAGTAGATTTTCCACTTTCATCTTTTTGGATTGGTGGACCAACTGCCTGTGTATTGAGTTGTGGGATTGCTGTAACAAATGGTGGAGTATCTGGTGTCCTCTCACTGAATACTTTTGTTGCACCAGGAGTCTGTCCAATAGACCCCATGATGATAGGTTTTTGTTTTTCGGTATCCATATAGAAACCGATAACCCAACAACCAATCTCTAATTGTGGGTGTGCTCCACCACTATTACCAGGAATGAATGGAACTGTAACAGGCATCATCACAGTTGCCCATGGCAAATCTGCCGTATCAAGGAGTTCCTTTTTACCAGGATGATCTCCTACAATACGAACTTTGAAACGATAACCACCTTTGTTATTCTTTTCGTCAGTGGCAGTTCCTTCAATTTGACCCACCCACCAATTGAACCCATCGTTTCCGATGCGCTGAGTAGGAATCAACTGTGATACTAATTGATCCATATTAATTAATCATCGTAAATTAAACATTCTAATTCTGATGGATTTTGATCGCAATAAAGTTCGAGTGCAGTTGGATCGTGATGATCTCCTGCTTCAATTTCTTCTTTGTGATGTTCTACATATTCTTCCAAGTCATGAAGTTCACCTTCGATATGACGACGTTGGTTGGGAGAAGTCATAGGATTGTCAAGGATCTCTTTGTCCTTAGCAATATGTGATTCGATATTTTCCATAAGTAATTGCTTCTACGTTTTTATTTAGTGCCGTGGTTTGATTCAATATCCCCATACGAATCTCGCATCAATCTTATGGTTGTTGTAAATTTTCCATTTGTTGATTTCGTACTATCATAAGTATGTGTCACTTCTTCAATGAGGTAAATGCCACTACTTTCTTGATCATATGGTTCATCCTGTATTCTAGCACCAGGAGCTTTATTTACAAGTTTTATGTTGATCTTATCACCTGCACAAATTTCAGAATTACCCGGAATCACAACTGTTGCCATTTGATGTTTCAATAGTTCATATCGCATTAAAGACTGTGCTGCAAAATGTTTATGAAAATCACAAAATTCACTTGGTTCTTCTGATTTATCTTCTTCTTCATAAGATGCAATTCCGGGTTCATTGTACCAGGACTCGTGATCTAAGATTGTAGATACAATTCTAGTTGGATAATCAGAAATAGACTTATCTCCAAATTTAATTAAAGATGGTTTATTTTGTGCTCCAAGATGCTTCATGCTATCATATGCATCTTCCAAACTATAATCATATTCATGATACTGACCTGTAGAATGATTAAAGAAAACAATAAGACTAGAATACTTTCCTTTCCTCATAGCAGACATAACATCAACTTCAGACTGAAATACTGCTTGAGAAATTGTAAGTCTATCATCTGCACCATCTGATTGATTAGCTGGTTTTTCAATGTATGGACCCCATGTGTTCTCGTCATTCGCATCTAGTAGATCATCAACAGCGAAGAAATTATATCCTCTCTTATTTTCCCAGAAGAAATACCCAGCAGATCCACTAATTTTACCTCTGTCTCCATCAGATTTTGAGTTTTTTCCTGCAGATCCACCACTATCAATTTTTACACTCTTTACACATAATGATGAGATAATATCAAATGGTCTCCTATTTGTAGGAAGCATTTTTACAGCAAATTGAGTTGGTGATGTCATACCATTTAAATTTACTACAAATGATTTGTCTGTGTTTAAATTTTCCTGTAAAATTTTAGCAATAATCTCTTCTGGTTTTCCTTCCAATCTTTTCATTAATCTCACACATTCATTATTAAGTGCTTCAACAGATACAAGACCTAACGTAAATGCCTGTGTTTGATTTTTAGCATATCTATTACCTACTTTCCATACCTGCATTACATATTCTTGTGGTTCATCTGCAGAAGAAGTGTCCACAACTATCTTAACAGTCTCACCACCTTGAATAGGAAGATTTGCTAACAGTCCAGCACTATCAGCAACACTCATAGTTCCTGCAACAAATGGACTAGTAACATTCTCAACATACGAAAATGTATTTACCATTTGCTTGATTTCATACCCTTCTGTTTCTCCAAGTGCTGCTATAACAACACTCTTTAAAGAGAAATCTGTGATATTTTGAAACTGTTGTGATTGTGCCATTATGCTAATGATCTAAGTTTTAATTCTTGGAACGCACCAAGACCTGCAGCATTCATATCAATGCCAGCAGATACACCATTTGGATTAACTCCACTACTTTGCTTACCGCCACCAGAACCATAGTAATTATTAATAATAGTAGGTGCTGCACCAACACCAGAAGCAGATGCTACTTGTGCTGAAGTCGCCATGATAGGTGTTCCAGTATTTGGAGATGCGGATGATGCTGCTAATGCAGGCATTCCAGCAGACGCAAGCATTTTTGCTGGAGATGTATCTGGTTCTGCAGCAATACCAGAAGAAGGTCTAGATCCAGACTGAGAATCAGGAGTTAAATGTCCCACCCAGGTATTTCCAGATCCAGGAAGAATACCAGTCCTACCCGCACCATTGCCAGAATTGCTTACATCCATTAGTGGAAAAGGAACAGGAGTTCCTTTTGGAACAAAGATATCAACAGATCTTCCATCACCACTATGCGAATGTTGTGCTAATCCTCTTTCTATCACACCCTTAATCTCGCCATCAGACATACTTGGCAGAAAAGTGGTTCCATCCGATATAGAAATATCAGTTAAACCAGAATTTAACATACTACGCACAACTGCCGATGTGTCGTTAACAACATCTCGTTTAGTTCCAGTAGTACTTTGGAAGTGTCCGTGAACATATCCATCTTCATTCCTTAACCTTCCAGATCCACCATCGGTTTCACCAAATGTTGACATTCCAGTTCCTTCTTTACTGCTAATTCCTGCACTAATCTTAGCGCCAGGGGTGAGCATTTTAGCATTACCAGCAGTATTGAAACGATGCCCACCAAGTTCAGTAACATTCACTTCTTGTGATGCATCATACTCTGCAGCATGAGTTCTAAATCCAGTAGATGCCATAATTTTATTAATACTAGCAGCACCCATACCAGATGCTTCTAGATTGCCGCGCAATGATGCCTGATTGCGTGCCATATCTAGAGCTTTCTTTGCTCTTTTTCTTTCTTCTTCTGTTAATGCTTTCTTTAATTTTCCTTCTGCAAATGGTTGATACTGATTCTTTCCTTCAATAACATCGGTAATACTACCGCTTTTTGACATGAATGTGCCAGCACCAACTTCCCCACT